GCTCTTGAGATTCTTTCTTCGTCTGCATCCAAACCATAGCGAGTTCTTATCATAGTATCTAATTTTAAAATGTCTGTTTGCAATACACGAATTCTATCTATAAGTTGTATAAGTATATCCGTTTGATAACTTATTTTTCCTGTCATAGATTCTTGTAACCACTTAACAACTTTCCAGAAACCCCACCCTACCAATAATAAACCAACAATCGGCATACCTAACTTTTCAATTAGGTCTGCGGTTTGGTCGAATTCCATTCTTCACCTACCTAGTTATATTTATACTGGAAAAAAAAAGGGGATAAGGAATAACCCTTATCCCCTTTCAGTCAAACTCTGTACTCCGTTAGATTAAAACTAATCTTACCAAGTACCACCATCTAAGCTATTAGACCATACAGGACTTCCAGATACGATACGCATCATTTGTCCTTCAGAGCCAGGAGATAGAACTGTCATGTTACCAGCGCCGGCACCCAAGAGGATTCCGTCTGTAGCAACAGTTGAAAGTCCAGTACCACCAACTCCAACGTCAAGATTACTTTCGTATGACCATGTTCCACCAGTTACAACTGCAACACCAGTAGCAGATGAAGAATCTCCACCTGTACCACCGTATAGAGGAGCAACTGCTGTACCGTTCCAAACACCAGTTCCGATTGTACCAACACCAGTAATGTTCGGTTGTGAAGCGGTTGTTAACGTACCAGCGATGTTACCGAAAGCAACATTACCAGCAGAACCACTAAATACTTCAGCATTATTTGTCGCATCAGCGATAAATGTAAATGCATCAGCACTATTATCCCAACCAAAATAACCTGTCTTGGCAGAACCATCATAGTAATTGAATTCAATACCACGATCTTTTCCGTCATCAGAACCACCCGCTTCACCCATTACAAAAATAGGATCAGCAACGCTTACCGTTGTGGAATCAACTGTAGTTGTAGCACCGTTAACAACCAAGTTACCAGCGATTGTTACGTTTGAACTCAATGCAATCGTTGTAGCAGCAGACTCACCACCACTACCTGTAACGTCTATGTTATCACCACCAGTAATGGTAGCAACATACGCACCAGTTGTCTGAGAACCAAGAGCAACAGCGTTAGCAGCAACATCACTAACAACCGTAGCACCATCTGCACCAATAGATACATGACCAGACATTGCTTTGTTTTCCCAGTTATTACCAGTAGCGGAATTGAAAAGCAACATATCTCCATCAGCAGCACCAGAAATAGAAACATCTCCAATGTCATTCAGGAAGTCAATCTGTGCATTAGCAACTGCTAAATCAACATATGCAGTTGTAGCAAGTTTCGTAGAGTTATCAGACTGACTCTGCGTTGTAGCAGTAGGACTACCAGTAAGAGCAGAATTGTCCAACAATTCTAATCCCCAACCTGGGCCACCGATTTTTCGGTTAACTGCTGTACCTGTGGTGAGATCACCAATGTACAAGAAACCAGCTGAACCACCATTACCAGCAACTGCATTGTTATCCGACCATGCAAGTTCACCAGCAAGTAATCCAGTTGGTGCGGAGGTATCACCTTTTCTTTTGATTTGTATATTATTAGCCATTTTTTATTCCTTAAAAAAATGTTAATGATTTCAATTAATTCATTGTCAACATAATATTCTTATATAATGTAATTCATATCTTTAATATGTTCATTGATTTTTTAACTATCAAACAAAGTTTTAATTTCTTTTACCATGTACCACCATCATTATTGTTAATTACTTCAGCGTCTACTGGTTTAAATTTACCAGTAAGTTGATCGTAAACCAGAACATCATTATCATTTAAACCTGTAGCATCAACATCACCTAATTGTGTCATCCACTCTTGAGGATCAACAGTCATTTGTACTGCCGTAGTAGTCGCAGGCGGAATTGCTGGTACTTGTAGTCCACCTTGAGTTGGACTTGAAAAAACTACAGGGTTTGTTGACGTATTTGACATTACTTTAATCATCTTGTTACCTCTGGTCGCATTTCTATTGTACCTTCTATAATTCTTTCTTTCCTTCCTAAAAGATTTGCACTAGAAATAGTAGCAGTATATGCATTTCCACTATCACCAGTTATTACTTCGTCTAGATGAAATGTTCCAAGTGATCTAGCATAAGTTACTACACCGTTTTCATGTTTAAGTACCGTACCAGTTGCTCCAGATGTTCCACCTGTAATTATTTCATCAACTACAAATATACCTGATTGATTCGTAACCGTTAATGTAGGTGCATTAAACATTTCTATATCATAAATATATCTTCCGTCTTTTAAAGAAGTAGTTTGAGCTTCTGTTAATTTTACTTGCATACTTCCCGCTACAGCATCTAGAATAGTAACATCAATCGTTGTCTTTGCTTCAGCAGATTTATAATGTCTCCTAATTTGTGATTCAAACCCACAACCTCTCAAACTACGTGCTACTCCATTAGCATCAGCAAGTACAAGTGATGCTATCCATTCTTCACCAGCGTTTAAATTTTGATTCCATATTGTTGATGCCATAATTGTTTATCCTAATGCTATTGACATTACTACTGCATGAGAAGTTGTTAGTTGTTGACCCGCTGTAGATGTTTCACTAACTGTTCCATCTATACTGAGTAAAGTATGTGAATGACCCTCAGTTTCGGATGTTTGTACAACTGTTCCATCAACCGCAAGTGCAGTATGTGTGTGTTCACCACTACTACCTAAACCTTCTGTAGTAAGCATTGAAGTACCATCAGCAAAAAATACTCCTTTACCAGTTGAAAGATGTATACCATCAGATTTAATTGTAGCTACATTTTCAACAGTACCAGAATTTATAACGTGAATTTCTAACTCACCTACTTCAGTCGTATTCGTTGCATCATTTATTTTACTAACAAGTTTTGCAAATACTTTTTTATCACTATTATCGTTCTCACCAGAGAAATCAATTTTGCCCAATTCATCCGAAGCGAATGGAGAAAAAGAATTTCTAAATAAATCTAAACCAGGCCCGGCAGAGGAACCAGCATCCGTAGATGTTAGTTCTAACTCTGCCTGTCCTGTCGTTTTATCTGAAACTGTTACAATATTTCCACTTGCATTTTTAGTATAGAAGATTCCATCAGCAATATTAATACAAATCTCACCAACCTCTAAATCACCAGAGGCGGGTACAGACCCTGCTGTTTCACTTCTTTTCAGTTTTATTATATTCGCCATAATATGTCAATAAAATATTAGTTACTAAAATCAACTATATATTATACAGTTCCTTTTTTTGTTAAGCCCATTTAGGCATATGTGTTCTCGCATAATGTTTTTCATCCGTTACGTTATATTCTTTCATAAACCATTCTTTTGATTTATAAAATTCCTCACTACATCTCATGGCAATAAAGAAACCATGATAATATTTATTATGCGTTAAAATCTGCCCAGTATTTAAAATACGAGCAGGAGTACGAACTAACTTACCAAATGGATTTATATTATAATCAGGAGTTGCTAATTGCCATATCATCTCTCCTGTATCAATATGTGCCATTGTTAAAAAAGGCATACCTTCCATCATAGCTTTTTCACCTTGCGTACTCATAAGTAAAACATCTTTCATTTTGTACACATCTTTATAATAGTCTTTCATTGTATTCTCCTTTAGGTGAAATTAACCAAGAGCGATTGCCATTGGGATTGCCTTAGATGTTGCAGTTGGATCAGCTTCCGCACTTACAAACGTAGCCCATTGTCCATCACCACGCAAGTAAGTTGTCGCATCAGCAGTTCCACCAGCACTAATCTTAGGAATACTAACTGCACCATCTTGAATTTCAGATACCGTAACTGCATTAGCAGCAATATCTTCAGCAAGAATAATGTCAACTCCCAAATGAGCAGATGTAATTTGGTTATCAGCAATATGAGCAGCAAGAATTGAATCGTCAGCATAATGTTCTGATCCAATACTATCGTCAGCAATCTTAGTTCCATCAACAGCGTCAGCACCAATTTTATTAATTGTTACCGCACCATTAATGATCTTAGATTCGAGAACTGAATCCGCCATAAGTTTATCTGCACCAATAGTATTATCTGCAACCGTTCCCAATTCAGAAAGTTGAAGTGTAGACATATCTGTATTAACTTCAACAGATAAATTCTGCAAATCATTATTGGAAATACGTTGAGAATAAATACGGAAACCTTTGATCCATCCACTACCAGAAGTAGCATAACCTGTACCATGAAAGAATTTAATACTATAATTAGAAGCATTAGATTTCAAAGGTACATCAACGGATGTATCAGGTAAGTTAGCAGAAAGAACACCATTGTTTGCATAATGGAGATCGTTAGTTTTCATAGCAACAATACTTCGATATTGTGTTCCAGCAACTGTTGCGAAACCAGTATCAAAAGGATTAGTTGCCATTTGACTTACACTATTTGTTAAAACTTTCATCTTACCATCATTCAGTATAGTTACATAGTTAGCATTAGTATCATCAGCATAATGGATAACAGGTGTCTGTGTTCCATCTGCTTTTCTAACTACATAATCCACATACAAAGAAAGTCCAGAGTTCCAGTTCCACTTCGCATCTGTGTCTGTAACAGAAGCAGAATCAGCAGCTCTGTTTGCAGAAGCAGTAGTAGTTGGAATATAGGAAGTCATCATTTCTGTATTTTCTACTTGTGCTCCCCACAAATACATTTTGTCATTCAATGTATGAGCAGTTTCTGTATTTACTGCGTTATCATTACGAGCACCAAAATAGATTTGACCTTCACTTGTAGAACCTGTGAATGTTACTGCACACCTATACCATCCACCAGAATATTCTTGGATTTCAGTAGAATCAACTGTACCCTCTGAATTTCCTACTGTACCATTGGTAAGATTAAATGCCTGTGCGAAAGTAAAACCACCACCCATCATAGAATTATCTTGATCCTCATTAGAGATTTCTAGATAATCATAACCTTGAGAAGCGGGTTTCTTTGCCCAAACAGATACAGTATATTTTTGACCATCTGTAAAAGTCATACCAGTTTGTCGAGTTGCAACTATACCACTAGCAGTAGAACCAGCATACAATGTATCAGATGTAAACGTGCCTGCTGGATCCATCCAATCTGTTTGATTAGCACTAACCGCACCAATGTTAGTTTTTGATCCTGCTGTTTGTGCCCAAGTTGTTGAGAAATCAGCAGATTGCAAACACATATTTGTTGAAGCTTGTTCAATCAAATATCCTTTGTGAACACCAATCATTGTGGGTTCAGGATAATGATCGAAACGAATTGTTCCAGCAGCGACGCTTTCAATATGACCAATATTATTAACTCTAGTGGCCGTGCTGTTCCGAGTGAAAGTCATAGAGTTGGCTTTATGCTCGGAAGAATTTATTGATAATGAAGCATTTAATTGAGCCATTTGTTTACCCCTAAGTTAAAATTATTTTTAAATTATGTTAAATGTTTATACGTCTGCTTCGCCTAAATCGAAACATAAGAATTCAATTCTGTCAGCAGTATCTGCGCCAGAAGCGAGAACAACTGTTGTTCCGTTAGTTGCCGTATAATCTGTACCACTAATCAATTTAACACCATTTAGAAAAACCATAAGACGATCAGGGATATATACTACATTCCAAGTGGTTTGTCCAGCAGTAGGTGTTTCAACACCAGACCTAACTGTAAAGGGATGATTCCCTATAAATTCGTGATGTGATGACATATTATTTATCCTTTATTAAAAGTTGTTTATAAGTGAGTTAAAAGATTATTATATATTAATTAACATCTTCTAAAACTGAACAAACAACGTCTACCGCTACATCACTTGTTACTGAAATATAATCATCACCATCTAAAACTATTTTCTGTCCTGAAACTACTTTCATAGCAGAACCTGTCAAAACATTTGCGCCCTTCGTAAGATAACAATTTGTACCAGCAGAATTATCATAAACTCTTACATCAACTGCGGCAGTAGAAGCACCAACATTAGCTACGTCAACTTCAAGAAGAATAGATGCTTTCCCTGTAGGTGAAGTATAAATTGTAGTTTGACCAGTAATACCAGCTGATTGAGCATTTTTAAAAGTATTTGTTGCCATTTGTTTTTTTCCTTATCTTAATAAGTTATTAAGTAAATATAATCCTTCTCAGTTATTAGATACCATGTAATTGAAAATCAATAGTTGTGTTCGCTGTCGAAACAGCATTGGTTAAACTTACACTTGTTCCATTATTAGCTGTAAAATCTTGTCCATTAATTAATTTAATACCATTCATATATACAAAAATATTATCAACAATATAATTAATATTAAATGTCTGTTCTCCTACATTCGGAGTAATAGAACTTAAAGTAACTGATGGTTTAAAGGATAATGTTCCAGCACCATCAGTTGTCATAATATGATTCTGTGTACCATCAACAATATCAAGTTCGGGAATACCAATTTTATTAGATTCTATTTCTAATGATTCACAAGGCCCTGATAAATCTTGTCCACCAGCAATATTTATAAAAATTAAATTTCCAGCACCATCTGTGCCTGGAAATTGTTGTATACCATTTGTATACTGAGTTGTCTTATCTAATTCAGGTGTGCCTATAGTATTAGGATCAATGTCTGCATTATCAATCGTACCTGAAAGATCACTGCCCCAGTTTGCAGAAATCATTGCTGTTGATATTTTTAAATCAGTAAATTCTGTTGTAGCAATTTTAGTTGAACTATCACCTTGACCAGTAGTTACACCAGTTACACTTGTGGTTAATGCTACATCCATATAACCATTAATATTAATATTACCTACACCCATAATATCATGGTTGTTTACATCTAAGTCATCACCAAGTTGTGGCGACTTGTCATCATGGATTGTACTAAGGAATCCGTCAAAATCTGCTTTCTTCTCATTAATAGATTCAACCAAAGAAGATTTAATCGTAGTGTTTAAATTATCTAATTCCCCATGATCTATGGGTATTAGATTAGTCTTTTCAATCCAAAGTTTTAAATTATCTTTTTTAGTTACTGTTATCATGTACCGCTTCCTCTATACCAAATATATTTATTCTATCTTCTGGTGTTTCCGTTTCACCTTCAATTCTATAAAGAAGTTTGGCATCTCCCATATGTGCTGTTATTTGATATAGAGCAGCAGTCAACCAAACAACATTATCACTAAAAGCATTATTACAAGATATATCCCATAACTCTGAATCGGGTTCAAGAAACAAACATGATCCTTGACAAAGTTGCAATACTGGACAATTAGAACAATCTTTTCTATCAGACCAATGTGTTCCAGCATTAATTTTAAGTTTATCTAAACCTTCATCACCATTATCAAGACTACCAATGTTATGACTTATCCCCGCTGTATTAGATGATGATGCTGTAACATTTTGACAAGTTGTAATAGTTCCGTTTAAATCAACTGAAAGGGTATCAGGACTATCCATACCACATTTTTGATTTAATGCTTCAGCGGGTCTTTGTGATTGCAAAGTTTGAATGAAGTTTTCTGTTTTCTGTGAAAGTATATTAAACCTAGATACTTTCTGATTGGTAATTTCATAAATTGATTTTTTTCTATATTCAATATGTTCTTCGGGTGTACTCCAAGAATTATTTTTTCCACCTTCATCATATGCATCAACAGTACCACCCTCACCTATCGGAAGAATACCAACTTTATTTTAAAACCATTTTCCAATATCACCACGACTCTCATTATATTTGTGAACCATACTATTAAAAGATATATGACCTAGAGGTGCTAATTTGTTTTTCAATTTTTGAATCATCTTAGCTTTTTCAGGATCATCAAATGGGTCTGGCCCTCTAGTTGGTTGTCCTGGCCCATCATGCGAAATAGATATACGAACATCATGTTTCTCAATAAAATCAATTATCTCATCTGTAAACAACGATCCATTTGTTATAATACTATAAGTAGATTTTGGATATTTCTCATGTAGTTGTTCGACTAAAGGTTTTAGAGTTTTCCAATAAAGGAAAGGTTCTCCACCCCATAATTCAAAATGTGGTTCGTCTTGAATTGATATGTTGTCAAACTTCTTAACATATGCTTCTACTTCATCATCTCCAATATGATACATATCGGATGTGTCCAAATGATCGTCTTTATTTCTTGGTACAAATCGTTGTGAACAATAATCACAAGAATAATTACACTTTAAACCTAAACTTATTTTTATCTTTTTTAAATTTCTTTTACCAGCAGACATTCCCCAACTATCTTGTTTACTCCAATCCATAAAATTAGTTTGTGGTATAACAATATCACCATTGGATTGACGTAGTTCAGAAGTCATATTATCATAAGTCATATAAAATTCATCATTATTATTTTCGTCAGCGTTTCTTACACTTGACATATAAAATTTAAATTTAGCCATTATCAACCTCGGAATGTTTTTAGAAGTTCGTTATACCCATGTGATATAATTCTAAAGTTAGTTACAATACAAACTCTTGTTCCTTTACCCAGCCAAGGATTAGTTTCATGCCATAAATAGTTTGGATGAATTATTGTTAATCCAACTCTAGGTGTAATAGCGTAAACCTTTTCCCAATAAGGATAAGAAATTGCTGGTCTTGGGTCTTGAAACAAAACCTGATGTGTTCCATTTCTAGGTGATTGTTCCTGACCAACTAAAACCTGATCTTCTAATGCAACATTCTCATCACCCATCGCTAAATAGGTAACTACAACTCCATTAATGTCTTGATGATAATGTGGATAGGTTCGTGCTCCACCCAACTCACTATCTCTTTGTACATTACCAAAACATCTCCCCTCAATAATCATATCATCTGCTTGTCTTATTCCCCATCCATAACGAATGTAATAACGAATTTGTTGACAAACAATCTGTTCATATGCTAATATAGATTCTTTTTCATTTGGAAATTCATCCATATCTTTATCATCAAAAAGATTATAATGCGTAGTAGCATAAAATCCTTTTGATTTAGCCATATCATGGAAATCAGGTTCTTTAGTTTTAATATCTTCCATTGATAATTCTTTTGCAGTTAAGACTTTACACAAGTCTTTATTGATTTTATCAGGAAGTGTCGAATCCATTTCCATAAATGGTGTAGTCCACTTATGATCTATGTTTGCGTGTTTATGAAAGGGATGATCGGTTTTATCTTCGGCTTCAGGTTCTAAATCTTTCCAATACTGTATGTGTTCTGGTGTTTGTTCATTATACGCTTCATACTCATTCGTTTTGAAGATTCCCATTTTAATCCTTCCATCATATTTGTTAAAAATATTATGGGGGGCATAATTACCCCCCATCTTCAAATATTTTATGCTACAGTATAATCAACATCAGCAAGACCAGAATAATTCCTAAATCCAATCTTTACTTTAAATGTATCACCAGCAGACATTCCCAAAGCACCGACTTTAAATGAACCAGTACCGTCTGTTATACTAACACGTTGTTTTGGTAGATAACCGCCTGTATGTTCAAGATAAACATCAGTTGCATGGTTAATCGTAGAACCATCACTATCAACCATTTTAAAGTCAACTGTTTCGTATGCATCAGCATCAATACCACCACCACCATTTGTTACTACAAATGTAGGTAATGCTTCTGTCATATGTCCAACATAATCATAACCAGTTCCACTTTCCCAACCACTTGTGGTATTTGTACTAAAACCATAAGCCTTGTTATATTTAATAGTATATGAAGCATCCATAAAAGAAGTATCAGTAAATGGTCGATAACAAAGTAAAGCACACGGAGCTCCAGAATGTCTGGATTCTCTCAATGGATGTGATTTAGTGTTATAGGTTTTACCGATAGAATTAAAAGCGGGTTGTGTATAATGCCATCCACCTACTTTGGCACCCATTCTGACTGGCCAAACTGAAGGTACTGTAGCAAAACCAACACCAACAGTCCAAACAGCAGCATCAGAATTTTCTGCACCCATAGAAGGATCAGTAGGATCAATCCACGAATAAGAAGCACATCTGAAATATTTACCAGCCATTTTAGCGGTATAAGTACCCTTAATATTATCAGGCATATGAACAAGAAGTTCCTCACCAGTTATTTTAGCACCATAAAGTCTTGAGGTTGGAAGTTTTGTGTGAAAAATTCCTGAATTATTACCAGGCCAGTCCATATGGTCTACGCTGGAATCTCCAACCAAACTTCTTTCAGGAGTTCTACCAATATCAGCTTCCATACTATCGCTCTCATACATTTCTTCGTCTATTTCCATCCAGTTTTTCAAACATATAAAATCATCATTGACTAACAATTCCAGATGCGTCGGCATGGAAAGACTGTCATAAGATCGTCTAAACATTTTGCATATTCTCCTATTTAATTATTTTTGATAAAGTTATATGTAAGATTAACAATTACAAGCACAGGCACAGTCGCAGGCACAAGCACAAGCAGTCTGACAATTATATTCTCCTAGAAGAACATTTGCACCTGACGTTGTATTTTGCAACCCAATTCGGCCCCCACAAGCAGTACCACCAAAGCCTGGATTTGTCGGGCCCCAAATACTAACCTGACCAGTACCACCAGTAATCGTTCCTGTTCCACCAGCAGTAGCACAGTTAGCATGGTTTGTACAGTTTGTTACCCATGTTCCATCACCACGCAAGTAAGTTGAACTGTTTTGAGTTCCAGAACCCAAACGTGCTCGGTTGATAGTTCCCGAACTAATGTTAGCAGCATTTGTAGTATCTGTCGTAGCACTAGCTGCTAACCCACTAACTTGACCGGCAGGCAAATTAGATATACGAGCATTCGGCAACGTACCCGAACTAATATTATCAGCATTCGTAGTGTCTGTCGTAGCAGAAGCAACTAGAGAAGGTTTATTTAGAATCGTATTCCAATCACTTGCTGGAACATTATCCAAAGCACCAGATACAACATCTCCACCTGAATCTATAAGATCAGCGATTTGTCTTGCTATAGTCATTTGTTTATTCCTTTTTAAAAATTAATTGATAATGTTAATATAGATATAATGTAAATATAGTTGTTGATTTATGTTTTAATCAATGGTTTAACCAATCCATTATTATTGTATGTATTGACACGATAATTAATCACCACCGCTGCTCTTATACCTCTACCACTAAAAGTGTTAGATTCGTGCCATACATAAGCAGGATGAAATAAAGTCGTTCCAATCTTAGGAACATAATCTTTTGCCTTACTATTATACGGATAATTAATAGCAGGTCTAGGGTCTAACAGTAATAACGCACCCTCTGTTTCATTAGGCATATCTTCCTTCTTTAAATCAAAATCAGCATAATTTGCAACCGTTCCCTTTCGTCCTTCACTATCATCATCAGATTTAAGTTCACAAATTGTCGAGCCAGGAGCTACAAGTTGTAAATCATCATCCCCATCAACGTCAGTAGTTAAAGCAAACTCACCACCAAGCGTTAAGTATGTAATCATAACACCATCAAAAGCGTGATGGTAGTGTGGAAAGGTTCTGCGGCCAGTAGTTTGCATATTACCAAACCCCCGACACTCAATGTCTAACTGATCAGCATTTTTTACATTGTAAGCGTTTGCGACATAGTATCGTATTAATTCACTCGATATTTCTTCATAACCTTTTATGGCAGGATTGTTGTCTCTGTCATCAAAAAGATTATAATGATTTCTTTCAAACTCTATTGTCATGGTTCTCTTATGAGTACCCATTGTCGTACAATAACCTTTAGAAGCAATATACTCTATTAAACCAACTCTCATATCTTCAGGTAAATTTAATTCTATTCTTCCTATAGGCGTAACCCACTCAGGAGTTATTTGTAGATTACCGTCTAAAGGATGACCACCAAGATACTTATCTTGTCTTTCTAGTTCTTCTTGGGATAACCTATAACCAGTTTCCGTTTTAGTTTCCATACACCTACCTTAGCAATAAACGTGAAATTCTACCCTATCTGACGTATCAAGCGCCTGACCACCAATCAATGTTACACTTGTTCCATTGTCAGCAGTAAAGTCTGAATCTTTGACTAGTTTAACACCATTTAAAAATACAACAATTCTTCCAACATTGTATGTAATTGTAAATTCAGTTTGACTTGCTGTTGGCGTAACTGTTGTTTCTGTAACTACTGGTTGAAAACTAACAGTACCAGCACCATCCGTAACTAGGGCATTACCCATTGAACCTTCTGATGCGTTTAATTCATTAACACCAACTGTATTTGCATTAATTTGAGCATTACTTAATGTTCCACTTACATCACCCGACAGAGTTAAATCAACATCAATAAAACTTAAATTTCCAGCACCATCCGTAGAAAGTATTTGTCCATTCGTTCCATCTGCAACATTTAATTCAGTAATACCAACCACATTTGCAATAATCTGAGCATTTCCGATTGAACCTGAAATATCACCACCAACAGGAGCCATTTGTATTTCATTTTGAACGTATGCAGTAGTTGCTATTTTAGTTGAATTATCACCAGTTGAATGTGTTACGCCAACCGTATCTGCATGAAGTGTACCTGTATAACTCCCTGATATATTAATATTACCAGTACCAGTAATATTTGCATTGAATATATCTAAGTCGCCACCCAACTGAGGTGTCAAATCTTCAACAACATTTTCTAATTTACCAGTTATATAAGTAGATAATTCATTTATAGCAGACACCAAATCGACTTGACTTGAAGTTGTCAACGCTGTTAGATCACCACTATTTGTGGAAATCGTATTGGTCTTGATTCTCCACTCATCAAAGGTGTCTATTAAGTTTACAGTTACTAATGCCATTGTTACCTGTCCTTTAAATATTTATAATTTTCATTACTTATGTTTTAGTTAAAACGGATTTAATTTTAATTTATTTTTGGTTGATGCGTATAAAAGTGCGTAATACACCATCTACCATAACCCTTACCAACATTCTCCTGATCCATACTTACCATATCTACCTCATGTAGATAATAACTTGGGAAGATAACCATTCTGTTGTGTTTACATTCAACTATACTATCTGATTGAGGAAACTTTAAATCCCCACCAGTAAACCTCTTTGGTTCTCTGTAAAACCATATCAAACAAGTATGCATGAAAGTATCAAAATGAGTTTTATATTCATCTTGATTTTCATAATAACTAACTATTGACTGATCTATGTTACACGATAACCATGTTCTCCATGAAGGAGTCGTTTTTTGATATTGTTCTACAACAGGTAATGAACAAACTCTCCCATGATGTCTTAATATACTTGACTTATCTCTTTGACCCCTATAAAAATAATCTAATGCAAGTCTACTTAGTATTGCTGGATTTTCTTCACTAGAACCAATAGGGATTTTATCCTTAACACAATACCTTTCAAGATAGTCTAATTCTTTCAAGATTTCTTCTTCTTGATTCCTATCATAAAAATCATCTACCATCAAGTAAGGGTAAATATTATATTCATTATATATTTTAAATTTCATTTATCCTAAAAATATCCCATACGCTTGTACCACAACACCTGTAGCATTTTGAGCAACATTAAATACACAACCATCACTAGTAAAATTTGTAAATGAATAATCAGTAAATTTATTAGTACCAAGCGTTGGTGTATCACCAATACTTAAAATCTTGCCAGCATTTGCTTCATTACTCATAGCGCCGGTATATCCTTGAATTTTTGGAAATCCACCTGTACCAATTCCTACATTATCATTAAATGCAGTTGCGATTGCACATTGAGTAGTTCCATCTGTAAAACCTACTGACCATCTCATTTCTCCACCAGTACCTATCACTATAAGTGCTTTCGGTTCAAACGCAATACCAGTAATAGTTCTAGGGCCTGCATTACTAGGGTCTATTCCCATATCACCGTCTACATGAACTTGTAACGCACCACCACTTGTCCATGCTGGTACGCCTCCTACTACCGATAGTATTTGTCCAAGAGTACCAATAGGTAATCTTTCAAAGTCTGTACCATTATAGCGTAACAAATCACCAAGAGCATCAGAACCCATAGCGATATGTGTTCCGTTTACAGAATTCGTAGCGATGTCTTGTGCAACAATAACACCGTTCCCGATCATAGCAGATGTAATAGTATTATTCGGAATTGTAATATTAGAAACCGTACCCGACAAATCACCACCAACAGCAGTTCCACCAACATCCGTAGAATCATTTGAGAATGATAATACACCAGCACCGTTTGTTGTAAGTACCTGTCCTGCTGTACCATCCGCTACTGCAAGTTTCTCTATGGTAACTGAATTATTAGCTAATTTAATAGTTGTTACACTATCATCAGCAACTGTACTTGCGATTCCTAAGTGTAATACTTTTATTGCAGAACCATTTGGGGGAGCGGGAGTGAAAGTAATACTAGTTGTTGTTGGTAAAGTATATGAACTGGTTGGTTGAGAAACACCATCAACAAAAGCCATGAGACTTTCTTCGGAAGGTGCAGCTGTACTTAAAGTGAATGTATCAGTTGTACCATCACCAGAAAAAGTATCTTCAATAAAATTAGAACTACCAGAACCACCAACACCACTTTGAGTTACGAATGATAAGTTACCCATACCGTCTGTGGATAAGACTTGACCATTTGAACCATCAGAAACATTTATTTCTGTTATACCAACTGAATTGGGCCCAAGTTGATTTACATCTTGAAAACTAATAGTACCAGCACCATCCGTAGTTATTACTTGACCAGTTGTACCATCACTTAATTCTAATTCATCAATACCGATACTTGGTAAGGCAAAGGATATGTTACCTGATCCATCAGTTTGTAAATGTGATCCTGCTGGGCCATCCGAGGTTTGGAGTTGAAGTACACCAACTGAATTAGGCGACATCCCACCAGCTGCAACGAAACTTATTTGACCAGCGCCATCTGTTTGTAATACCCAACCAGCGTTACCATCTATTGTTGCGAGTTCTGCAACATTAATTCTATTCGCAAGATTAATATTAGATGCATCTGCCTTTCCTAATGGATAACCGCCAAGGGTTACTCCATCATGGACGACTACCGTATTCGCTGTGGTATCAACAGTTATTTCTCCAACGGCACCTGTAAAGGCGTCGTGTTCAACAGTTGTACCCCTTCGTCTTTTTACTTGTTTAGCCATAAGATTTCCACCTTTTTATTTGTTCCAATAACCTTTAGGACATTTTGATTTGTTAAACAATGTTTTCGCAGGCATAAAGCAAGCACATACATTACATTGTCTTGTCAGTTTTCTAAATTCAGAACAATCTTCACATACTGCATATCGTTCCGCTTGTATATCTTTTTCTATAAAACCACTAGTTACCGCTGTTGTGATGTCTCTTAATCTACTAATACTGTCATCACGAATTTCCTGCCATGTCATACTCTTTTCTTTTTCTGCTTGAGTACGTTGTGCTTGTCTTGCTTCAGTTCCAGTTCTCATAAATTACCATCTCCATCCCACATCATTAAAAGGATATTCTTCATCTTCATACTTCGGTAAATCTTCCAGATAATATTTTGAATCTGGATTGTATTGCGAATGAGAATCAGAAGTGTCCCAGCGATCAAACCACTCACCATGCTCTTGATAGTGATCTTCATCCCAAACAAATCTATTAGGCCCACCGTCTAATCCCTCTGGATAAGGGATAGGGGGTTCATACCTCATAGTTGTTTCGTTTAATACAAAACTTGGAAATGGTTTCGGAGGTATAAACGCATCCTTTACTGAATCATAAGTAAAATTTATCCCAGCATAATTATATCTTATTGCTGGTTTATCATCTTCCAAACTAGTATTAGGATCGTAATGTTTTCCACCATATGTATTGTAAGAGGTTTTAATCCACTCACCACCCAAACCATCATCATAGTTATCTATGAAATCTTTTGTAGCGGCAATAACATTAACAACCTTACCATCAATTACTTTTGCATAACTTCCCATTTCAATTTCCTTATGGTATTGGGAAAG